CGGCAGCGGTGTAGGGCGTGATGACCTCGACCGGATCACCAGCGTTGGGGCCAGAGGAGTAGACCACGGTGGCACCGCGAGTGTGGAACCTCACATAGAGGTCGCCGAACTCCATCACATAGCTGTCGGAGCTGCTGTATCGGAACGGGAGCAGTCGCGTGGTCTTGGTGGAGTCCTTGACCTCGCACAACGAAGTAGCCACCACTGCGGACTTCACACCGCCATACTGCGTGGTCAGGAAGTTCCGACAGCCCCTGAGCGCAGTAGGCCACCACTGCAGGTCAACGCGCTCCCAAAGGAGTGGGCTGACCTCGCCCCGCACCATGCTCATCTGGTTGAGACTAGCCATTGCGGGCTCCGAGGAACTCAGACTCAGGAGTTGACTCGCGGCCTTCCGACATGCTCGCGGCTGCGGCGTCGCGCACCGTGCGCTGGTAGAGCTGGTAGAGCTGAGGCTGCAGCTCGGGCTTGCCCTTGAGCGGGCCGATCAGCTCCGAGCCCATGAGCCACGCGAGAGAGGAAACGAAGTGAGCATCGAACCGCGCAGGGTCTGCGATGTCTTGCGTGTAGACCAGCGTGGCTTCCGGCTGGTCGGTGTAGATCGCATCGACCCAGGTGGTTGTCTCACCCACAGTGATCGGAGCGGAGTTGGCGATTTCGTAGTTGATCTTGTCATCGGTGCGCGGGTTGCGCGAACCGGGCATCTCAATGTATCGCGCCCGAAGGCAGTCGGTTGGCTTGGCATACTGGTAGAGCCAGTTGTCAGGTGGTGTGCCTTCGAGCGCGACAAGTGCAGCTCGCTGCTTGGCGAAGCGCCAAGGGAAGTCCCGAAGGACGAACTCTCGGCAGAAGTTGTAGACCGCATCGCACAGCTCTGCTTCCACGCTAGTGGAGGGCAGAGATGGGATCCGTTTGGAATGGCCGACCCGCAGCAGGGTCAGGTTGTAAATCTGCAGCAGGTCGGCCATGGCTTACCTCAGTTCTTCTTCATCGCTTGCGCGAAGGTCTTGGGGTTGGACTTCATCTGGCCGAGGGTCGTGGGCTCCAGCGGAGCTTCGGCCTTGGGGAGATCGGCCTCGGTGACATCAGCCACGGGCTTGAACCATTTGCCCTTGAAGCCCTCGGGCACCTGGAACACAGAACCAGGATGCCGCATCGACCCATCGTAGATGCCGAGCTTCAGAGCTTTGACGGTGACCAGTTTGCTCATCGTTCAGCTCCCTAGTTCACATTGTCGGTGGCGGGATACCAAGTCTCGGGCTTGTCGGTGATGAAGGCGTTGACCTTCCCAGCCGTGAAGGCCGCGACGCCAGTCACCTGACGAATGCCCAGGTATCGCTCGTAGGTGCCGCTAGGCACCTGACCCACGAAGAGCGTGGCACCAGCGGTGAGCGCAGCCAGGGCGAAGGTGCCCGTGGTGAGGTGGACCGTGGGGCTGGAGTCCAGGGTGGCGACGCTGTCGCTCACGAGCTGGAACTGGGCAGTCGCAGCACCACCGGAGGTGGCGAGCGTGTCCACCTGGATCACGAGGTAGGCACTGTCATCGGTGCCGATGCGAGCGTTGGTGGAGTCGCCGATGATGGTGAGCCCAGTGCCGAGCCCAATGAGGTCGGCCTGATTGCCGATGGTGTAAGTGCCAGCAGCACCAGTGTTCAGTGCCGTGGCGTCGCAGAACTCGGTTCGGATGTCGATGATCATGTAGGTGTCTCCTTATGCGCCGACAGCGGCTTCGGTGTTGGTGAGCTGGTCGCACCGACGGATGGGGATACCATCGAACATCGGCACATGGATCCGGGCACCGTTGGCCCGAGTGAGCTGCTCAATGGTCAGCGAAGAGCCGACCGTCTTGTTGAGGATCTGACGGCGCACGAATCCACGCACCTTGCGGTTGCAGTAGAACGCAGCACGGCCAGCGTTGATGTTGGGGATCATCTCAAGGGCCTGCATGAACAGGTCGATGAGGTCAGGCCCAGTGGCCCCGGTCTTGATGAGGTCTTCCTGGTTGATCTGAATGCGGCTGATATAACGCCAGTCGCGCACAGACAGGCCCATGTCCCAGCGGTAGTGGGTCCGATACATCTCGGCCATGCCGCCCGCACCGTCGATGTTCTCCTTGGTGACCACACCCTTGTCGGTGATCTGAATGCCAGCCTGGGAGCCCTTGGGGTAGATGCCGTGGACCGTGTTCGGTCCCCACACCACCAGCCAGATGGAGGCGTTGTCGGAGTTGTCGATGGTGCCGTCGGTGATGATGTTCTCACCGTTGGCAGCACCGAGGCTGTTGAACCGAGGGGTGAGGCCAGTGAAGCCCTCGGGCTCGGTGTCTTCGTTCCCGTAGACGATGTAGCGGCTGAGCTTCTGGTTGAACCCTTCGATGAAGGGAGTCTCTTCGGACAGACGCCACGCAGGGGCGTTGCCGTTGAGGTCGGCCAGGGCCTTGTCGATCTCGGCGTAGCTCTCCATCATGCCGATGGAGTCACGGACCTGGACGGAGCGGCTCTTGGCGGGCTGGACGCCACCGTAGAGCTTGCGGAACGCAGGCTCGGGAATGCCAGAGCGCATGCTGGTGAGATGGCTCGTCATCTCGTTGGCTTCGAGAACGACGATGTCATCGAGCATCTCGTTGGTCTGGTCGAGGATCTCGATGACCTTGGCGACTTTGTTGTTGGGGTCAAGGCGAGCCTTGAAGTCGAGCAGGGTAGGGTGAGACTGGCTGAGTGCAGTCATTGGGCAGACTCCTTAGTCTTTGGGTTTCATTGAAGGGTAGAGGTCGAAGAGATTGTTCTCCGACCCCGACGGTTTCCCAGTGTGGATCGTGTCCTCGGCCATGGCTCTGCCAATGGCTGCGAAGGTCCGAACCAGCTCCGGGTGTGAGCCGAGCCCCGTGCTGTTGAGGTAGCTCTTCAGCGCAGGGGTGCCGAACCGAGCCACCGCAGACTGCGCGGCCTTCTCGGTGGCGGGGAAGTTGGTGCCACCCATCTCAGGGTCGTTCAGCACAGCCTGCTTCCAGGTGTTGTGCTGCTCTTCGAGCCGAGTGTCGATGCTCTTTCCCTCCTCCAGCTTTATCTCGGCGTAGGCACTGACGAGCTTCTGTGCATCGTCATTGCTGAGTTTGAGGTCGCGGAAAATTGACTCGAACTTCGTGACAGTCTCATCCGCTGTAAGACCATCGGGGAGCGTGAACTGATACTTCTCAGGCACGACAGGTGCGGCACCATCTCCGTTGGGAGTCTGATCACCGGGAGGCGTGTCCTGCTGCTGCGTGGTGCCTGGGTCAGCAGGCGTATTCGCACCGGGCTGACCGTCGCCAGCAGGGGTGCCCTGGGAAGCAGGGGAAGCTGCTCCAGTAAGGATGTCTTCAGGCATTTGAGCCCTCCTCGTTCTCGTTCATCATTTGAAGGTAGAGGGTGCGACAGTGGCGCATAAGCTCACTGCGGAGCAGCAGATCAACCTGCCGCATTCCCTCATTCCTGAAAGTCTCGCTGTTGCCAGTGAACGAGAGCTGGTCCCAGCGCGTGGTCTTCAGGATTCGGTAGATGGTGCGTCGACCAGGCGCAGTGGACATCGTGGCTCGGAGCGCAGCGATGTCGTTCTCCTGGAGCAGAGCAACCTTGTTCCGGCGAGCGGTGCTCTTGGCATCTTGGTCTTCGAGCCCGCTCATCGTGGATCCTTCGTGGTCAGCATTCGGTCGTTGATCTTGTCGATCTTGTTCTCCATCCTCTGCAGCCCAGACTTGATGTCACCCTTCACTTCCTGCACATCACGGTCGAGCGTGTCGATCCTGGCCTCGCTGCGGGTGGCCCGCTGGTTCTGCTGCATGATGTAGCCAAAGGCACCGAGCAGCATCGTGACGATGGCGATGACCGTCGGCACATTGATGCTTCGGTCGAAGTGCCACTTCCTGCGGTCAGGGCTGGCGCACTCGCCACCCAGTTCAACTTGGCACTGCGTGGTCGGTCGCGCCATCAAACGGCTCCTTGAATGTTGCCAGCCATCGCAGAGAGCATGCTGGGAGTTGATACCTGGGCCTCGGACAGAGTCTTCGCAGCGTCAGCACCCTGCTGCGCCATCGACATGGCCTGCTCAGCTTCTGCGGCCTTCGCCCGCTGTGTGCGGATCTGACCGACCATGGCGTTGTCGTTGACCAAGCTCGGAGGCACACCGACCATGTCGGCGTAGGAGTCGATGGTGTCATCGGTGTTGAGCTTGTCGAATGCATCAGGCCGAACAGCGCCGAGGCTACCGACGAACCCGACGAACCGCTCGACGCCGACCACACCCTGGAGCTTCATCGCCTGGGCCATGATCGAGATGTATTCGACTGAGATGCTCTGACCCTGCAGCTCAGCAGGAGGCTCGGGCATCATGCCCCTGCGCTCCATGATGCTGAGTGTGCGCTTGATCAGTGGGTCGAGCATCTCGTCGTTCAGACGCTCCAGCACAGGTCCGAGGACCATCATCTTCTCCTGCTGCCGAGCCTGGATCTCGGTGGCAGTCACATTCGACCGCTCGATGTCCACGATCATCAGGAACAGGCTCTCGTGGAGCAGGCGACGAATGCGGGCCTCGATGTTCTGGATCTCAGCCGTCAGGTGCTGCATGTTCGGGTTGGGCACATAGGTCGGCCGAATGGACTCGGCATCCGCGCTGGTGCCCACGAAGGTCAGCTCGTTTGCGAGCGTTCCAACATACTCGTCGCGCAGCGATGCGGGCACAGCACGAGGTGGCTGGAGCATCATGTCGAGGAGCTGCAGCTTTCGCTTTTCCATCTTCTGGAGCTGCTGCACATCACCGAGCGCGTCCATGCCTGGGCTGATCCCGTAGACATCCTCGCCCACCGTGGTCCACCGTGGCGTGAGAACGCAGGCCTCGTCGAACCCGCTCATGCTGAGGAGATTCTCTTCATGGTTGCCGCGCTCGAAGTAAACGCTGCGCCACAGCTTGTATCGGCTCTCCAGCTTCTTCGGGTTGTAGTCGGGGTTCTTCTCGACCACATGCATCACATCGTAGAACTTGTCGAAGGTCTTGCGCTTGAACATGTCCTGCACAGTGGAGCTGCACTGCTTCTCGCCGAACTTCCGCACGAGCTGGATCGTGGACATCTGCATGGTTCGGAAGATGGCCTCGACATCACCACGGTGCCCACCCGCGAGCTTGTAGCTGCCGATGGGGAAGTGGTAGCAGCGGATCGTGTCCTCGTCATCCTCCAGCACTGCGAATGCAGAGGTGCCGAATGCGCCCAGGTCACGGTAGACGAGCGGGAGCGTGGTGTAGAGGTTGCTCTTGATGAACACCTCGACCATCATGTTCCGCACTTCTTCGAGCCACACCTTGACCGACTGCTTCTTGTTCAGCTCGGGATCCTGCGTCATCAGCTTGAACCAGGGCCTCGACGGTGAGGTCACACCAGTCGA